ACGGCGTGGGGGACGACGGATCGGACTGCCACGCGAGCGCCTCAGCGCGTTGGACCGGCCACGTCAGTTGCTCTGCCTCGGGATATCCGCCGGTAAGTGCATGCGCCGCTGCCTCAAACGCTGCATTGATCTCAGCGAGTTTTCGGGCCTTCAGTTCCGTGATAGCCGGGCCAGCCGGGTCCGGCAGCACAGCGGGTTCCAGTGTCTCGGGCGCATCAAGCGTGTCACCCCGGGCATTGGCAAAGGTCCATCGGCCGTTCACAAATTCAATTTGCACATCATCATCAAACTGCCAGTACTGGCCAGTGGCGGAATCTCTGAATGTATGCATCTAGCGGTACTCCAACCAGGCGATGATCGAAACATTGTCGGTCGACACGAAATATGTTTCCCCTGCGGGGACAATAACGTTTGTCCCCAAGGACACGCCAGAATTCGGGTGGAATAATGGTCCGACGATCACGCCTCCAACGACGAGGAAGAACGAGCCAAAGGCGGCAGTTGTGTTGCAGCTGATATATATCGAAATGGGGCGGCCAGTGGAATTGGTATAGGTAACGAATGCGGCCCGGCTTCCGGTCACGTTCTGCAGCGATTGCCCATAACCAAATGCTGCCGCCGACAGAGCCACATAACTCGCTGGCATCTGCGTCGCAGTCAACGTGGAATTCTGATCCAGAGTGGCCAGACCGCCTGCAGATCCAACAGGCAACTGCTCCATCGGCACTTGGCCATTGGAGTCCAGCTCAACCGAGTTTTCCAATGCGTCCAATGCGCCGTTGTACTTGGTAAATGCCGCCCTCGGAGATTCCCCTCGCCCTCCGTTAGGCTGTGGCGTGTCCAGATCGACCTTGTATGCGGACAAATCAGGCATCGCTCTGCTCCTTCACTTCGCGCTCCTTGAGAGCGTCGGCAATGGCTTGCCGTGCGATCATCTCCAGCCTTGCCGTCAATCCGTTGATGAGTTCATGCGTCAACCGGTTGCCGGCATTCTGAAGAAGAACTTGGTGGATTTCCTGTTGCATGGTTTATTGCCCACAAAAAAGCCGCCCGGAGGCGGCAAGATCAACGCACAAAACTTAAGACCGATAAGGCCCCGGTAACCGTAACATTCCCGCTTGTTGGGCGCGGAAATATGATCGATGCGGTGTGGCTGCCTGAAGCCAGTCCAATGCGTGCGACCGTCCCATTGCCACGCACTGTCCCCGCGATGTCATAATTTGCGACAGGAATTTCATACAGTACGTTCCCATCTATCCTGACCTCGATGTCATCCCCAGCCGCAGCAACGCCAGACGACGACGTGGCGACAAATTCGTAGACAAAAATAGCGTTACCAACGTCGCCCAGACTGAACCCGACCTGCGCGATGTTTGTCCCTGATCCAGCCCCAAACGAAATATTGATGTTGCTACTGTTACCCGCGCTGACTGAACCATTTGCCAACCTCAGCGTATCTATCTGAGCTACGCCAATTTTGGCGGTCGTGATCTGGGCATCGGCGATTTTTGCACTAGTGATCTGGGCATCTGCTATTTTTGCCTCGGTAATAGCCGCATTACCAATCTTGGCGTTCGTTATGGCGCCATCCGTGATCATCGCGTTGGTGATCGTGCCGTTCTTGATAAACACACTGTTCAAGAAGGCAGTATCGTTGGCCACATCGAAAACGAACGGCGCATGCAACTGTCCGTTCAGCGATGTGAGGAACGCTATCGTATCGGCCATCACCAGGAATTCGCTGCGGCTGGTTCCGTTCGGGTTGATGGATGCGCCCAGGGCCACGCCAGCCTGAACAACGCGCCCATCGGATCGCACCTGTGTCTTAACCTGCCAACTCGAAGACAGCGCACCATCAAGGTCCGCTACTGCTGAGGACGTTTCCTCAACGGTAGATTCCATGCCGCCGACTTTCGCCGAGAGGATGGACAGGCTGCTGGCCGTGGCCGACGTGAGGTCGGAAGTGACCTTCAGCTCTTGCCGGATGACAGCGAGGTTACTCTCGGTCTGCGCGGCCAATGCAACGGTGCGTTTTGCCTCACGGTAATCGCCCTCGTTGAATGCCGATGTAGTGGTAACTGTGCCAACAAAACTCTTGTCGTCGTCACCAACGAACCACTTCTGGTCCAGCACATCATCGCCGGTCAGATCGCCAACGATCTCATCCATCACGTCATCGGTGATGCCCTCCTGGATCTCAGAGATCAGGCCAGGCGCGAGCTGGCCTTCGCCAATCTGCCCCTCCAGGTATTCAAGCAGCACCTCGGGATCTTGATTCGGTTTCCCGAATACGCCCGCCCCGGTCGATGATGGATGCCACTGGCCGGCTGTCCCGTTCTTGTCGATGAGCCGCACCCAGAACCACATTTCCGTGGAATATCCGAGCCCGTAGAGCGTGTATGACGTGTCGGGGTACGATACCTGCGTCACAACATAGCTGTCGTCAAAGCTGTTAGTCAGACTCGCCCGAATCTCGACTTTTTCAATGATGTTCGGCGTGTCTGGATACGCCCAATCCAGGCGGATTGCCATGATCTCGCCTACTGTGGCGAGCGACGCGACAACAGGCGGCTCGCCGATCAAACCAGTGAGCGTGGTGAGTGGCGAATAGGCCCACAGCGACGGCACATCCAGACCGTTGATGGCCCGCACACGCACAACGTAGTCGCCTGAGTAGATATCTACAATCTCGGCCAGGAGCGTCCCCGTGCGCGGCATTTGCACCCAATCGCCATTGTCCCTACGCCATTGGATATCGTAAGAGACAGCGTTCTCGGGAGCCTCCCACGTAATCTCTGCGTTATGCCGCGTCGTCCCCTGGTGGAACGTGGCGTATTCGCTGATCTGTACGTTCGTGGGCGCGAGCTGAGCGCGTGGCGGAACGACGCTGACCGGCAACGGGTCCAAACGCACGCCGTTGTCGATGGCGTCGAACTTGCCAGGGTGGTGGAATACGCCGGCGATGTCATAGATGATTCCGCCGTCGCGCTCCTTGACCGAAATCACTCTGACGTGCTGCGTTACGAGGTCATCGGCGTCCACCGCCCAGGACGCCTGAGCCGTAGGTGCGGCGCTAAACTCTGGACTCACCGTTATTACGCGGTCCGATACCAGCACGACAGGCCGGGATTCCGTCGTCCCGTTTGGCAGGTTCACGGTCAACGTGTTGCCGACCTGGATGGCATGATCGCGATCAACAGTAACTGTGGTCGTGGACGCCTGACGGATCAGGCCGCCGATGGCGCGGCCCGCGCGATGTTTGTCAGCGACCTTGACGATACTGCCGGGTTGGGGGATGACGCCCTCCAAGCCAACCGCGAACGCCACGCCGCCAGTCTCAAGGCGGGACGTGTAGAGTTGATACAGCCCAACTCGCTGTGCCTGGCCCCGGGTCGCGCATCCGAACGCCGTAACCTCGGTCTTGCGAATCCCATAGCGCTGGATGCCCTCGTCATCCTCCACCACCTCCACCTTGGAGCGGTAGAAATCACTCGGGTCATTCCAGGACACCAACGCCACTGTCTTGCGCGTGGTGATATCTGCGCCCGTGTACTCGAACCGCCCATCAATGACCTTGCTGTTGGTGTAGGTGTACACCGGGTCGCTCGGCGCATCGGCTACCGCGACAACCTGTCCGTTGGCCCAATACGCCATACCACGAAACACGCTCGCCAAGTCGTTGATGACCTTGAGTGCATCGGCCTGGGACTGGATGTAGCAGTTGCACGTAAAGCGCGGTTCCTGCCCGCCCTGCCCATCGGATACGAGCTGGTCGCAATACGCGCCGATCTGGTACAGAGCGTACCTGTCGATCATCGACGCATCCACACGGTCCCCGAGCCCGTACAGTTTGCTGGTCAGGATGTCATAAAAAATCCAGGCAGGATTATCGGTCCAGGCGCGCTTGAACGTGCCGTCCCAAACTCCAACATAGGTCCGCGTCTCAGGATCGTAGTTGCTCGGTACGCGGATAATCTGCCCTCGCCATCGATACGCACGCGCGGGGATGCTCTGGAACTGCGACGCATCGATCTTGATGCCGACCAACGCCGTCATCGGATACCTGAATTTGCCATCGATGACTTCGGCATAGTTCGTCAGCATCATCGTGTCCGAGATGGCCGTGTTGTTTGCCTCTGGCGTGATCCGACGTACTCGCACCGTCCACCCGTCCTCCGTGGGCGGCAACTCAATGCGGTGCGTGCGGCTGTAGCCATTGACAGATTTTCCGTCAGCGCTCGTCGTAAGGACGTTCTCAAACGAGCCGCTGCCTACCGCCAGGTCGATTGCATATTCGACCTTGTAGCCAACACGGTCTCCTGCGTTCTTCCCCGACTCAATGGCGCGCATCAACTGCGGCCACTGCAATGTCACCCGCACCGCCGAGAGATCAGGGTTGGTCAACAACTGGGTCCATGGCTGCGTGGTTTTCACCTCCACACCAACCGAAGTCACGTTTGCCGAGGCCGGGAACCCTGGGATGTACTCCTGGTCCTGCGTGCCGTTTCGCATTTCGACCTGCACGTTGCTGAAATTCAGGGACCCGTCCTCGTTCTGGATCGGCGTTCCATCCAGATAGATATCGCGCAGCGGCTGAAACGGGTGCGCCGGGCCATATACCTCGCCGTTGCTGATCACGTCCAACAGCGCGGCATAGGCGATGCTGTGCAAGCTGTCGGGCTGTTCTACAGGCGTGCGCGAACTCGAACTGCCCTTGCCCCCGCCGCCGGACCCAACAATGCGCATTCCGCCCCTGCGCCGGAGAACCTCGACCGTCATTGCTGGTCCTCGCTATACATGTCGCCGGAAACCGTCACAGATCCGACGGTCATCTCGCCATAAAGCAGCGGCACCGGGTTGCCCTGGGCAGTCACATTCACGGGTCCATTGAACGAGTACGATGCCCCGTTGTCGGGGCTATCGACGCCAGTC